CAGTAGCGGCAGTGCAATGGGCGGTGGCGGCGGCGGTGGAGCAGCAGGTGGCGGCGGTGCAATGGGTGGTGGTGGCGGAATGGTCCAAGCGGTTGTTCCGCCGCCACCGATCATTGGAATGGGTGGTGGCGCAGTATCCCGACCGACTGTTCAACCGACGCCGAGCATTGGAATGGGTGGTAGCCGTATGGCCGGAGATGCTGTACAGCAAATCGTAGGAACTGGCAAAATTTCTGGTCAAGATATCCGAGATCTCCGTGATGCAGGGATTAGTAACCAAAGAATTGGAAATTTAATCGAGAATCGTGGGGCTGGTAATAATGCATCTACCGTAGCCAATCAATTTGGAATAAATATTCCAGGTAGTGGAATGGGCGGTGGGATGAGTGGTGGAGCAGCAGGTAGTGGAGCAGCAGGCGGTGGGGCAGCAGGTGGTGGAGGAGGTGGCGGCGGAGCAGCGGGCAGCAACATTGTCACAAATATCCCAACTCAAAGTCTCGATTTACAAACACTTCTTTCTGCTCTTAACACGCAGCAAAGTCAACAAGATCTTCTTTTTGCATCTCAACTAGATAGACAAAATTCTGAATACTTTACTGGGCAAAGTCTGCGCCAGATTGAGGCGCTTGGCGCAGAGAATCGCCTAACAGAAAGGGTTCAAGGTGAAGAGCAACGTGCTGGGTTTGCCGCACAAGGTGCGCAACAGCGTCTAGGAATCGAAGCCACTGGGGCGCAAGAACGCAAAACACAGCAAGAACGCTTTATTGGTGAGGCAGGCCTTATTGGTGCACGCGGTTTTGAAGAACGCCTAGGAATTGAAACGACAGGAGCTCAGCAGCGCCTCACACAAGCTGATTTATTAGCTGGACAAAGAGAGCAAATTATTGAAACAGGAGCTCAGCAGCGCCTGACACAAGAAGAGCTCCTTGCGGGTCAAGAACGGCAAATTGGATTAACTGGAGCACAAGAACGTCAGACGCAAACAGAACGTTTTGCTGGTGAAACAGGACTTATTGGTGCACGCGGCATCGAAGAACGTCTTGGGATTGAGACCACTGGAGCACAACAACGTCGAACACAAGAAGAGCTCCTTGCTGGACAAGAACGGCAGATTGGTTTAACTGGCCGAGAACAGCGGGCCACTCAAGCTGAACTTCTTGCCGGACAAGAACGACAAATTGATTTAACTGGAGCACAAGAACGTCAAACCCAGCAAGAACGTTTTGCGGGTGAGACAGGACTTATCGGTGCACGTGGGATTCAAGAACGTCTTGGGATTGAAACCACTGGGGCGCAACAGCGCCTAGGAATTGAAGCTACTGGAGCACAGGAACGTCAAACCCAGCAAGAACGTTTTGCTGGCGAAACAGGACTTATTGGCGCACGCGGAATTCAAGAACGTCTAGGCATCGAATCCACTGGTTTACAACAGCGTTTAGGTATTGAAGCTGCTGGTTTACAGGAACGTCAGACACAGACAGAGCGTTTTGCAGGTGAAACAGGGCTTGCTCGTATTCGCGGTGAAGAAGAGCGGCGTGGGATTGAGACTACCGGAGAACAACAACGCCGGACACAAGCCGATTTACTTACAGGTCAAGAACGGCAGATTGGTTTAACCGGCGAACAGCAGCGTCTTGGGATTGCAGCTACAGGCCGTGAAGAAAGAGCTACACAGCAAGAACGTTTTGCAGGTGAAACAGGTTTAACTCGTGTTCGCGGTGAAGAAGAGCGTGCAGGAATTGCGGCCACTGGCCGAGAGCAACGCGCCACACAGGCAGAACTGCTTGCTGGACAAGAGCGACAAATTGGGCTAACCGGACGTGAAGAACGCCTAGGTATTGCAGCACGTGGACTTGAAGAGCGTTTAGGTATCGCTACTACTGGGCAAGAACAACGTGCTACTCAAGCCGAACTTCTTGCCGGACAAGAACGGCAGATAGGCTTAACAGGCCGAGAGCAGCGGGCCACTCAAGCTGAACTTCTTGCTGGACAGGAACGGCAGATTGGTTTAACTGGACGAGAGCAACGTGCTACCCAAGCTGAACTACTTGCCGGACAAGAGCGACAGATCGGTCTAACCGGACAAGAAGAACGTCTGGGCATTGCAGCACGTGGACTTGAAGAGCGTTTAGGTATTACCACTACAGGCCGAGAGCAGCGGGCCACTCAAGCTGAACTTCTTGCCGGACAAGAACGTCAGATTGGTTTAACCGGTGAGCAACAACGACTCGGAATTGCAGCTACTGGAGCACAAGAACGTCAGACGCAAACAGAACGTTTTGCTGGTGAAACAGGACTTATTGGTGCACGCGGTGTTGAAGAGCGCCTAGGCATCGAAACTACTGGAGCTCAACAGCGGCAAACACAAGCTGATTTACTTGCCGGACAAGAACGTCAGATTGGCTTGACGGGAGAGCAAGAGCGTGCAACACAGCGTGAACGGTTCGCTGGCGAAACAGGTCTCACTCGTGCTCGCGGCGAAGAAGAGCGTGCTGGAATTCGTGAAACCGGCAGTGAGCAGCGGCAAACCGGCTTGCAGCAAGAGATGTTCAGGCGCTATAAAGAAGAGCGTGATTATGAGCAGGCTCAGCGCCAGTACCGAGTATGATTTCGTGGCTTGAAACCCTAACCGATAAAGATCGGGAGGTTTTTCTTAACTTCTGCAAAAGGACGAACTCACCCGTTCAGATGTACCTGTATGCCAGATTTCTTGGTTTTACAGGAGGCATTATTGAGTGCGACGAATGGGCAAATCGCAAGCATAAAAAACGCGATTTCAGTGCTCTATTGGAGGACGAGATCGATTCTATGCAACAGGATATTTTAAAATTACGCGAAGCCATTGACATGGGGATGGTTAAGCAAGATATGGGCACTGCTCGAATTGCTATGTTGCAGAAGGAATTACGCGGAACTATTAAACAACTAAGTGACGAGCGCGTCTTGTTAGATAAACAAGGTTTGATTCTCGCTGGTGCCGATAGAGCTTTGCGTGAAATGTTATCGATTTTCCGTGATGATCCTATTGAAGGGCCGCTCACTGAAGCCTCTATGGGCGTCTGGACTAAAATCCTACAAGAAGAGTCGTAAGCTGAGTGCGCTAAGCTACGGCTTAGTGATGTTGAAAGGACGTGGCCGGAACAAGTCTTTATTCAGTTTATAGGCGTACGGCGCGAGCAGCAGCTCAAAAGCGAGTAGTTAAACAAACTAGTAGCGTCGATATTGCGCGGGCACGTACGGATTTTGCTTATTTTTGTGATGTAGTCGGAGACAAACCGCCGGCAGCCCATCACCTTGAATGGCACAAGCACTTATGTACTGATGAAGACTCGGTCTGCCTAAAAGGTATTGCTGGCCCAAACATAGATATTCTTGCCCCACGTGGTAGCGCAAAATCCAGTGTTTTAGGTTTATTCACTGCCTGGACTATTGGCGTGCACGCGCTGCATAAAATGCCGTTGAAGATTCTTTATATTTCGTACACAATTGATGTTGCACGCCCAAAAAGTGCAGCGATCAAAAGAATTATTGAAGAGAGTAAAACTTATAACGAAATTTTCCCAATGGTTAAAATTGCCAAAGGGATTAACTCTAACGAGTATTGGAGCATTGATTGGAAATTCGCTGGAATTAAATCAACCGGTGAAGAGGAATTTACTGTTTGTTGTGCAGGCTTGAAAGGCGCTGTGACCTCTAAGCGTTCACATCTTTGTATTATTGACGACATCTGTAAATCTGCTGACGAAATTAAAAATAGAGATATTCGAACAGCAATGGAAGATAACTGGAATTCCGTTATTGTTCCAACTATGTTCGAAGGTGGTCGCGCTATCTGCTTAGGTACGCGTTTCCGGCATGATGATATGCACGGCACCACCTTTATTCCAGCTAATGATTGGGTCCAACTGGTGCAGTCGGCGATTGTTGTTGATCAGGAAGGTGAAGAAATCTCCTATTGGCCCGACATGTGGTCTTTAGAGTATCTGCAAGATCGACGACGACAAGCGCCAATTGCTTTTAGTTTCCAGTACCAAAACCAAATTGTACAAACTAGTGAGCTGTCGCTCTCACCTGACTTAATTGTGAAGGGCACAATTGCCACACAATTTGATGCCATGGGGGTTGGTGTTGATCTTTCTGCTGGTGTTCGAGAGCAGAATGATTACACCGCGTTCGTGATGGGTGGTCGCGTCAAAGATAAAATTCACATCATCGACTGTAAACGAATCCGTATTATGGGTAACCTAGAAAAGCTGGAAGCCCTTATGGAGATGATGGAGGAGTGGGGCGTCATCCATAAGGATGGCGGGCGGTATTTCCCCACTGGAAGCAATATCGATATCTGGTCAGAGGCTGTTGCCTACCAAGCCTCGTTAGAAGCTGATTTTAAACGAATCTGTCTTGGTGACCACGGACTTTATAATATGCACTGGCATGCGGTCAAAGGTTTTCGGGGAGATAAGGTTGCACGCTTCCGTGGAATCATGGGCTTGTTCGAGCAGCGTAAGTTAATTTTCAATAAATATCGACGGTTCGGGCCGTTAACAGATGAGATCATTAATTTTGGTGTTAGCTCCCATGATGACACAGTCGACGCATTGGTATGGCTTTGCAACGGTCTGATGACACGTGGCAAATTGGAGCTAGCGTTTTAACTCTGGATATGAACAGAGATAAAGTATTTTGGATCTAAACTAAAAAGGTCCTATTCCCAATGTCCACCAGCTATTACACCTTAGAGCTTGAGCAGGATGCCTACGGCTCTGCCGTCATTCCTCTGCCAGACGAACTGTGTCACGACATGGCGCTCCAACCTAATGAGCGATTTGAAGTCGAAGTGGAGGATGACACCATCACGCTCAAACGCGTTGCTGCTGGCTACGATATTGAACAATAAGCTGAATTCCCAGATTGACCATGAGCGATAGTAAAAACGTTCTAGATTCTATGCTCAAGGCGGTCATTTCCCGCGATGGTAGCGATCAAACCGATACCATGCTGGTAAATGCCCACCTCTCCCAAATGAAGATGTTTGGGGTGCGTCAGGGTGTTGAGTTCTACCCAGCCCAAGATAACTTGGGCACACAGCGATCTGATTTTATTCAGCAGGTCATCAAGTTTAATAAACTGGATGCTCGTCTGGACTCGATCTGGGATCGCTTTTTGGCCTATGGTAAAGGTCTTTTTTATATTCGACCGACTAAGAAAACATATCGACTCTACTGGTTCGATAAAGATGCGTATCGAACTTACTACTCTACAGAGGGAGATTTAGAAGAAGTCATCATTATTTATCCGTACAAAGTAAAGTCTACGAAAGGCTTTCAAGGTGTTGGTTTAAGTACGGATAAACGTTATATGCGTCTTCGTATTACAGCGACTGAAATTGAAGAGTTCCACAGCGAACAAGAAATTTCTTTCGACATGCCGTCACTGGAAGCTGGCGCTTTCGAAAAGAAGACCGTTGTCAACAGCATGGAATTTATTCCATGTGTGGAAGTATTTAACAATCCAGATGCTTTTGGCACCGAAGGTAGCGGTGAATTTGATTGGATGGCTAACCAGATCATCGCTCACGATGAAATGGTTAAAAACATTCGAGCAAACCTTTCATTTTTCGGCAATCCCACATTACTCTCTTCCAGGCCAAAGCAAGATATTGTCGAGAGTAACGACACCGATGTAGCACAGCGCCCCAGTATTTCCAGTCAGTCTGGATTCCAGTCTGAGTTTTTCTTATCCAGTTCAACCTTTAAGCAGGATAACGTCACACGGCAGCCTCCAGGCTATATCGGAAAGCCTGGCTCCGGCATGCGCGTACCTCGAGTCATCGCGAACCTGGAGCCAACAGATCGTGTCGGTTTTATCACCCCAAACGCAGTTAGCACAGATCAGGCGCGGTATGCAGAACAGCTTCGTAGTGAAATTCGCTTAGCACTTGGTGGCATTGATGATTTAAGCATCACCAACGTAACTGCAACCGAGATCAAATCGGCTTATGGACGTGTCAGTGCTACAGCCAAGAAGAAATGCTTGATGCTCTATACATACGGCATTTGCCGTTGCTTCGAATTAATGATCTTCCAGGAAGAGCAAATCTTCCGTAAATCATTGGCATACTCACTGGGTATTAAGTATCCAATTCCTCCCGAAGATACAGAGGACGAGGCTGCTGTAACTAAGTACGAAAAACAGTTGGTAACTTATGAGAAGAAACTTCAAAAAGCTCTAGATGCTGTTATCGAGAACCGCGAGATTCCCAGTGGCGTTTTAGGTCTTGCCCCAGACGGTGATCGTGCTGTTATGTGGCGCTGGATGGGACCTGTATACGAAGATACGGCACAAGATAAACTTAACCAATCTATCTTCACGAGGAACCTACAGGAATTAGGGGTTGATAGCATTGAAGCACTGAAGTATTTATTCCCTTCTAAAACGGATGATGAAATCGCGGGGATGCTCTCCGGTTTCCCATTCCGAATGGTAGGGGAAGTACAGAGGGCCTACTCAGCATTTATTGATCTAATCAATCAAGAAATGCGAACACCACATCCACAGCAACCGAATTTACCGATGGCTGCGGATCCGAGATTAGATCTCACTCCCTTCCTTTACCGAACACTCGAAAGCCTACAAAAAGAGGTAACTTATGCAGGCCGATACCGCAATGCCGACCCAATCGGCACCCCAAGCATCCCCGATCCAGCCGAGCAGCTACGGGGCTCCGGTGGCGCAGACGGCGGCACAAGCGCCAACGGTTTCAACGACGTCCCAATGGGTGGCGCCCTACCAGCAAGCGGTGGCCCCAGCCCCGCAAATGCAGGCCCAGATGGGGGTCAATCCGTACCTGTCAACCCCTACAGCGTCATACCCCCAAGCGTACCAGGCAGCCCCACAAGCGGAGAACCCTTACAAGGAGGCGTTCAACAAGGTAGTGGGGCTCCTGAGTTCGCCCGTCCAATTCCCGTTCCAGGGTCAACAGTACAGTCAGAACCAAGCCTACGACCAGGCCAATTACGCTTCCCAACAGGGTCTCCAGTACAACAATTTGGCGACGGAGACCTATACGCCTTCGAACAACAGCAGCCAGGCGTATTACAACGACTATTCCCAAACTTCTCCGGTAATAACGGAGGAAATGCTGCTGGACAACGGGGTAAGCGAGCAAAGTCTTGATGTCATCAACCACTTCGGTGCTGATGCTCCAGCCCTTCTGAACCAGTACGCTTGTTCTGTAGAAGACACGCTGCTCGCTACCAATGCGCAGCTTCAAGAGGCCATCGGTCTGCTTCAGGAGCTTTCTCATGAGCACCGCGCTTATGAGGCTATCCTGACGGATCCAGATATCCTGGCCGATTACACCTGCGAATTCTTTGGCGAGAACGGTCCTTATCCAATCCCCGATTCGGAAATTGGTTACGGCCGTCCCCAGGGGCAGGCAATTGGTACTCAGTATCAGCGCCCCACTGCTCCTGAGCGTCCTCAGATGCCTGTTCCTCCTCAACCCCAGATGCAAGGCAACCCCGCCGCCTTCTGGAACAATTTTGGAGCCCTGGCTGAGCGTGATCCCGCCAACGCCTGGCGTTATCTGAACTCTGCACAACAGAACCCTGACGTGTTCCGCCAGAAAATGCTGGTGATGGAGTGATACTCGTAATCCTAATAAACGTCGTTTATTAGGAAAATGAGTAATTGTAAAATAAGGGGTAGCAATGCTACCTCTTTTATTTAGCGGATTTTATTATGGCAGCCCAAAAGAGTAGTGCTAGAGCACGAGCTGAGCAATTTCTGATTAATGTAGGAACTGCAGGTGGGCCGGTCGGATCAGCAGCTCTGTATACTTTTGGCGCTGCTAACTTAGCCTCTCAAGCGCAGGCTGGTAGAGTTGACCAGTATGCAGCAATGCGTGACGCTACTGCCGGTCGTGTGATTGGCACGACAAATGCACCCGCACCTGCGATGCCGCGAGACCTCGATAGTGCTTACTTGAAGTTAAATCTTCCAGGATCTCCGTTACCGGGCAATGCGTTGCTTTCGGCTCAAAATCAAAGTGCTGCTGAAGTGACGCAGAATAATATCCTCACAAATGAGCAATATGCACGTTTGCAGGGAATGCCAGCGCTTGGAATGTTATCTATGGGTTTGTTAGCCGCCAACAACTCTAAAAAAGGTTAAAAGTAATGAAAAAAGAAAAAGCCGTTAAGAAAGCTAAGGCGCGTAAACAGCAGGCTGGGGCACGCACTCTTGAGCTTGAGGCTGCTCTTCAGATGGCGCAAGCGCAACTAATTGATCCTGAAATCCAAGCAGAACGAGTGGATATGCAGCCAGCAGATGGCTACGTCAATCCATATCGTGCACTTGGTTACATGGCTCCAATGGCTTATTCCCCTGGCAACATGATCAGTGGCTATAACTTTGGTCAGATGGTGAATCCGGAAGCTTAATAATCCGGATTGATAAAGTCTTGCTATAATTTTCTTAATGGAACCAACAGTTCCAGAGTTAACAGCTTTGGCTGTTGAGTTTGAGGCTTACCGTCTCAGGTATCAGCTTACTCTACGCTGAGAAACCAACATGTTTATTGATAACGATTTTCCCAAGCTGTTGGGTGCGGAGCTGTACCGCCCCCATCCAGCTTATATCGTGGAAATGGCTTGCGAGCCTGTTGTTGTCCACGACTTCACCAAACAGCCGGGTCAAACCGTTCAACTTGACCGCTATCGTTTCTGGGGTAGCCCTGGAACGAAGACTAGCCGTGAGCGTACCCAGGATCAAACCATCGGTACTGCTAACAGCCGGTCTATCGTAAAGGACAAGGTGCTGGTGTCTCTGCGTGAGTACACCGGTCCCGCTGACCCGAACAACACCAACCTCCCGAGCACCTTTAAAATTGCTCGTGAGACTCTGATGACCGCTCAGCGTCTGCTGCTGGACACCGGGAACCTTAACATGTTCCACCAGTCCATCGGTTCGCTGACCCTCCTGGACGACTATCGCCGCTGGCGCGACCGTGTGTTCCTGGACGAGCTGTTCAAGGCTGAGTCTCGCGGTGCCGCTTCTGATAGCCAGGGTGGTTACTACTACCCCAACGGTAAGACCAAATCTTCCGCGACTGCTCTCAACAACTACACCGCTACCGAGTACGCTTCTGAGCGGTTCAAGTTCAACGTCAAGACCGACCTTCTTGAGGTTGTGAAGCAGCTGCGTAAGCGTAACACCCCCGTGTTCGCTGACGGCTACTACCGTTGTATCGCCGATCCCTCTTTCATGAAGGATCTGCGTGCTGACCAGGGCTTCCGCGAAGTGGCCCGCTATCCTGGCACTGGTGTTCCTAATCCCCTGATGGGAATGATGGCCCCCAACGCTGCTCTGTACGGTGGCGGTCAGTTCGGTCAAGCTCAGTTCGTGGCTGGTGAACCCGTCATGCCTTCTGGCTTCGTGTTTGAAGGTGTGCGTTTCTTCGAATCCACCAACTTCCCCGACAAGAGTATCTCCGTCGACATCGGCAGTGGCGGCGGCTCTGCAACTCGCACTACTCCTGCTGGTCTGTTCTTCGGTCCTCAGGCTGTCGGTGTAGGTATTGGCGGTCCCAATGCTCAGGTTCTCATCAATAACAATGATGACTTCAGCCGCTTTATCATCCTGATTTGGCAGCTGTACGCCGGTTTTGCTAACCTGAATAAGGACTTCATTACCACTGCCTTCACCATCGTTGAGTGATAAAGGAGGTACTTAACCAATGGCTGCTTACAAAGAAGAAGCCGGTGCAATCCTGCAACCCGGTAACCAAATCAACCGCCTGTCCTCCTATAACACCGAAGGTGTATACGGCTGGCCTGGCGTAGAAGCTTTCGAGCTGATTGGCTACGTCAAGATTGATAACCTTGCCGCAGACAAAGCTTCGTTTAAGAGCTTCGATATTATTGTTCCCTCGCCTGATCGTCGTCCTGATGACCGGGTGCGCGACAATCGCACCTCCCTGGTGGTGCAAGCCTCCTCTGCTCGTCCTGCTTATGTTTACGGCGCTTCTATCGCCGTGGCTCAGGACCTGCCCGCTGGTGGTCTGGCTGGTTTCCCTGCCTCCCCTGTGACCGCTGACATCGGTGGTACTTCTACCGAAGGTCTGCTGCTTGGTCCTAACAACGCTGGCGCTCCTTTCGGCGTGCCTTCGACTCAAGCCAACGGTCTTGCTGCTGCTAGCGCCATTGTGAGCGCTACTAGCTCGCTGTTTGCTCAGGGTCTGAGTGATACTGCCGTTGCTGACCTGCCCTTCACCTCTAGTGTGACCACTGGTGGTATTGTGGCGGCCGACTTCGCCAACGCGATGTTCTACCGCGTCACTGCGGACACCACCTTCAAGGTGTTCAACGTGAACGGCGTGACCTCCACCTCCGCGGATGGCGACGGTGTGTTCATTAGCTCTACCGATAAGGATGCCGGCAAGGCTGGCTACCTGGTGTGCCGTGTGAACTACCTCCGTCCCGCCGCTGCGGCCACTTGGGAGTCCATCAACGAGTACATCGACTTCGTCTCGCAGGTGGGCGGAGACGACATCTGATCGTAACTCCAAGATGCAACGAACGGACCTTTCGGGGTCCGTTTTTTGTGTCTAGGCATCTAGGATTTATTTTGATAAGCTAAGCGAAGGTTCAACTAACAAAAATGCTGTATCAATACCGCCTGACTGGGGGTCTTGTAGAGATGATCTCCAAACATGGTGAAGACATTGTGATGTGCATCGACTCGCAAGATGAGGTTCTATACGTCAATGAAGCCGATTTGACACCACATCTGGAGGCTACCAATGAAAAAATTCGCACCGAAGAGCGCCTGACCGTTCAACTTGAATCGGAAGGAGTCAAGCCGCCGAAACCCACTCAACGGGAAACGTTCCCTCTTGATACGCGTATCAATATCAATACTGCAAGCGCTCGACAGATTGCTGATGCCCTTCCAGGTGTTGGACTTAAAACAGCGCGTGATATTAAAGATTTACAGCTTTCTCTCCCTGGTGAGAAATTCACTCGATTGGATCAACTGAAATCGATCAAGCGAATTGACTGGGACGAGATGTTCAAAGATAGTCTTGTTCGCGTTGAGTGATAATTTGCGCGTGCTAGTGTGTTATTGGGTATAACTAGAGAGTTGTATCCAATAACGCATTTCTTTTGAGTAATGCAACTCGATAACTTCCTCAAGTCTAAAGTTCGCTGGCACCTTGGTTATAACACCACGTCTATTCCGGCAGGTGACTTAGCGCGTCTTGAAGAAGCTGTCAACAACATCCCAGATTCGTTCTGGTATTCGAAAATTGTCGAACAAGTCAGTCGGTGCGACGAAGCTGAAAAGCGCACTGACATGACTGGAAGTGTGAACAACAATACTGTTCCCAGGAGTCGTATCGAAAGCATAGCCGGTGACGTCGATCGTACGATTGCAACCTCTGATTTTAGAGACACGCTGAAAACCTGGACGGCAATTTACCTATACGAGACGGATCGATTAGCCCTACATTTGTATGTTCCGAATTACCGAAACCCCGAGCAAGCCCGGTATCGGTTTAATCGCGAAGGTGCTGAATTTATTCAAGCCCTTCCAGGCCCTGCCGACGTCGCTGTTGGCACTCGCCTTATGCTCTCAAACGATTTCCGTTAACGCCAAGCAGTCTAGTTCTGTCATGTCGCAGTTAAATCCACAGCAAATTGCGGACCTGTTAAAACAACAAGGATTCCCGCAGGACAAGATACCGACGATGACTGCCATTGCAATGGCGGAATCAGGAGGACGCACGCAGGCATTCAATCCCGAAGGACTTGACAAATCTTATGGATTGTTTCAAGTCAACATGCACGGTGGACTTGGACCTGCACGGATGAAGCAGTTTGGCCTTCAAAAAGAGAGCCAGTTATTTGACCCAACAACTAACGTCAAGGCTGCTAAACAAATTTTAGGTAGTCAGGGTCTTGGCGCTTGGTCAGTTTATAAAAGCGGCAAGTACAAAGAATTTTTACCCCAAGCACAGCAAGCCGCACAGGCTACACAAGCTACGCCGCAGCAACCACAGCAACAACCACAAGATGTAGCAGCTGTACCAGGTGGCCGCACTTTTATTTTGTTTGGAGGCGTGCAACCACAGGTCGACCCCAAAGAGAATTTAGATCGATTCATTTTAAAGACTATTCTTAATCCAGATACACCAAAAATAGATGCAGGTCTGAATTCTCTTGCTCTGCTAACTAAAGCTTTTGGTTTAGACCAAGCACCGCAGTATTAACTACGTACTATGGCGAAAACAGCAGCACAAGACTACTTGGACGTCGGCCGTATTGCCACCACTGCGGAAGATATTTATCCGACTACAGGAGCGCACCTAGATGTGCGGGTTCTGAAAGACGGACAATATATTGACCCAGGTACAATCCGCTCGCTTTTAACTCGCCTAAAAGTAGATAAAGACCGTAAAGCTTTGTGGCAACAACAAGGCGAACAATGGAATCCTGCATATCCAATCACTTCTGGTTATGGTAAACGTGTCGCACCCACCAAGGGTGCATCGACTTTTCACTTGGGCCAGGATTATGGTATTGGCGCAGGAGTACCTTTAGCCTGGGAAGGTCCAGGAACATTCACTCCTGGTCGTGGTTACGGCAGCATCAAAACAACTGATGCTCAGGGCACTCCATATGAGATTCGTCTTCTTCATACGGTCGGGGGTAAGCAAGGGGAACAGGCTGCAATGCAGCCACAAGCTGTGCAACCTCCCACACAACAACAACAACAACCAAAACAGGGAGACACTTATATCATTCTCCCTGGCATTGGAGAAACTCAAAAACAAGGTGGTGATGATTTTCTGGCCGCGTATGCAAAACAGCTAATGTCTGGAGAAACATCGCAAATTAAATCGTCAATTAATCCATTGCAGCTTTTAATGGGTGCATTTAACCAGACTCCAAACTATTTAGCGTAATGCGTTTTGCCGCTGTTCCTGGTTATTCGCCCTCTTTCCCTGTTACATACGAAAATATGTATCGGGATTATAGCTTGACGACTTCAAGTTTTAGCGACCCTTTCAATAGTAAACGTAAGGAGCAGCATAGCAAGTGTGATTTTGTTGTTGCGTATAATGGAGAAGATGATCCTAGGTTCCAGTTGAACAATCCTGCTTACATGCGCGAGGTGGTGCGTAGTAGAGCAGATAATATTCCACCTGTTATTTTAAATAAACAGCCTTCGCAAGGTTTCTAATGAGCTACACCAAACCAGAATTACGCGAAAATCTTAAAGATCGGATTATGGCTGGCTCAAAAGGAGGTAAGCCTGGCCAGTGGTCTGCTCGCAAGGCCCAGCTTTTAGCACAAGCTTACAAAAATAAAGGTGGTGGTTATTCTGGCGGTAAGACGGAGTCACAAAAATCTTTGGATCGCTGGGGAGAACAGAAATGGATGACTCGTAAAGAATATGAGAAAGGTAAAGGTTAGACTGTTTTTATAGATAGGTGACACTATGGCATTAACTTACGTGCAGGATACAATCTTTGATACCAGTCCGACGCTATCCGCGCCTGGTAATGGAAACCTGCTTCAGGTAGCTGTAAATGATCTATTTCGTACACGAGATTATACGGTAATCGTTACAGTATCAAATATCAACACCAATGTTGTGGTGCGTTTAGATGGAAGCATTGATGGCACTAATTTTGCGGAAATTATCGCAGCGCAGACGATTTCTGGTAACGGGACGTTTGTGTACAGTGTAAGTGGGCGTCCGGTTAAATGGATCCGCCCCGTATTTGTTAGCGAATCAGGCGGCACTGCTGCTCTGGTTACTTTTAATGTGGCTGCAGCATGATGGATCCCAAAGTCACCATTCTTCTCAATAAGAAAGTAGCAGAAGTTGGAGACTCTTGTCCGCGTGCTACAACTGATATCAAAGAAAATATCAAAAATCGCAATTGGACTATTAAGAACTTTGGCTATGGTCCATTAAATCCTGATGCGCCAGATCCAGGCTTCTGGGAAAAGAAGGCTGAACTTTGGAGTAGTGATCTCGATACTGTACAAACAGCTCTTTGTTGTAATTGTGCGGCTTTTGATCAGTCCGATAAAATTTTATCTTGCATTATTGAAGGTATAAATGAGCAAGGCGCAGCAGATCCTTACGATGTACAATGCCGAGCTGATTTAGGATACTGTCAGCTATTTAAATTCAAGTGTGCAGGCTCCCGCACCTGCGATGCTTGGCTACATGGCGGACCGATTCAGTAGTCCGATGAGCGACAAAGCAATCGAGCCTGGACAAAAAAGTACCGAACGTTACTTACCAAAAGAAGCGTGGGCGCGGTTGAGTCCCGAGGAACGTAAGCGTACAGATGAGAAGAAGCAACGGGCTTCTCGAGCAGGTCGTCAGTTTGTACCGAATACAGAACGTGCAAGCAAAGCTCGCCGTGCCGTCGAATTAGCTTCGAGGAGAAAGAACAATGGCTAGACGCGCTGGAGAAAGAATGGGATATACGCTTGGTATCACCACCAGGCGCGAACCCCATGAGTTCCCTCTCCGGACCAATGCTGGCGATTTTCAGGCGATGCTTGCTACCGAAGGCGGTTACTACGCGATAGGTAGTCGACTACCACGCAGAGATTCAGGACGTTCCCGCCTTGCTGGAGAAGCGTTTAATGTGGATTTAAATAACCTTGCTGAGGAACCAATTCTTGAAGATCCCTACGCAGCTGGTGGTGAGGTAAGCGATCTCGAAGAAAGCTTGTATTAGATAGCTTAGGCACGTATTAGAATATGCCTATACGTGTTTTCAGTACTCAATACGATGCCTGCTAAAGGTAAGATGCCTCCCGAGCTGCTGGCCCATTTTAAGAAAAAAGGCGGTCAGGAGTCTGAAAAGGAATCTGATAAGAAGTCAGATAAGGAACCTACTGACAAAGAGCGTCGTAAAGAGGCTGTGAAAAAAGCGCGGATGCGGATGGAGAAAAAGAAGGCATCCTGATTAAGGTTGTCTGCATTAGAATTTACCCAACAAAACGCATCGTACAGGGAGAGTAGCGTCAATTGTCATCGTCTAGCTCAAACAAGCAGCCGCTTCTCGTTGATCGCCCGGCGACTACTTCTAGCTTAGTTACTGTGGCGTCAGGCCAGGCGTTTTCAACCAGTTTGGTGCCGACTGCGGTTGGAAATGCGACCAAAATTTTTGACGTGGATTCTGCACAGACAGATACGTCGATTAGTGGTGCTTATATTGATGAGATTTGGTTTCAGTATTCGAAACGTAATACCGAATTTATTGATGCGACTTCTGCTGTTGTTGGTACTTACTCAGCCAACGGCACAAATGTTGTAGTCACTATTAGTGGTGGCCATAATGTGCAGGTTGGACAGCAAGTCTATTTGAACTTCACTTCGTACAGTAGTGGAACCACTCCAATTGACCAGGCCGTTAACATCACTGCGGTAACACCAACCACGTTTACTGGCACTATTCCAAGCATCTCTGGACCGATTACAGGTAACGTTGAGTGCAGACTGCCTTTGGATTTCTGTGTCTACCTTGTTGAAGCTGGGGCAGTTACAAACACTAACCAATTTTTTCCCTTATTTACAGTCAGTATTCCAGCTACTTACGAACACCAGTATTACAGTCTTACTGAATATAATGTTCTTCCTTTGATTAATCACCCAACCGTACAGGCGGGTTCAAATTTTTACACAGCTAACAGCGCAACTGCACCTAAAATTCGTGGCATGATGTTGAAGCGTGGACAGGCTTTATACGCTGCTTATAGCGGGACAACTGCACTTACTAACGGATTTTATGTCACTGCGCAAGGCGGTTACTATTGATTATTAAAGATGCCCTTTGGTGTAGGCGGATTCTCTAAATCAAAGGGCAGCCCTTTTAGTGGGAAGCTCGATAAGAAATTTTCTAGTCTCACAAAATTTAACGGAACAGATAAAAGAGCGGAAATTGAAAATCCGTTTGACCCGTCACTTTCTCCAGATATTGAGAGTGAAGTGCGGTTTTACAACCATGATTCATTGTGGGCTCGCTGGCGGCGCGGTTACGAGCTTTATTCAATCACACAAAGTGCTTTGGGTTCAAGTGATGTTGAGCGGCCTGTTAGAGGCGACTATCGACTTTATTTCTCTTTTCAGCAATATCCAGGAGTTTTTGTTCCAGCACGTTTATTCACCTATCCGTCAACAAATCAAGACATTGGAGAGCAACTTGTTGGTATGCGCGATACCAATTCGTTCACTTTCTATGATTATGGGCTTCCAATTCTTAGTGTACGTTATTTAGGCGTCGCAGCACAAGCAACATACGTTCAGAGCGGTACTACAATCACTGTTACCAGTCCTGATCATGGCCTGTTCCCAGGAGATGACGTTTATTTAGCATTTTTATCAGGCACTTCCGTAAACGATACGCTTACAATCACCGAAAGAACACAAAATACCTTCACGATCACTGCTGTAGCTTCGCTGACAACAAGTGGAAACGTTGCTTATGCCATTTCGACAGCATTTACAGACACACGCTGGCGCTTTATTCGAGTTGCATTAAGGTTTTTACCTGCTGAAACAGCATTATTGCCTGGTGAACGAATGACAGATCGTGTAATTGAGCGCGATCTAGGTATTACAGCTACTTACAGCCGTACAGGGTCAACTGTAACCATTACCTGCGCCGAAAATCACGGTCTTTCCACTGGCAATACAATTTATTTAGACATTGAGACAGGACTTGTTTCCTCTGGACGCTACGAAGTCACTGTTATTAGCGCGACCGTACTCGAAATTACAACAATTACGAGTGGCTCAACTTCAGGTGCTGCTACAGTCAGCCGTCTTCTCCGTGGATTCAATTATTTAGATTATGTTGGCTATACCGTCACTGGATCGGACGCTACTACAAATGAATTAATTTTTCAAAGAGACGATAGTTACGCAGCAAAAACTACAGATGGAATTACAGCAACAGTTGTCCCTGCACACAGAGGATTTCAAGTCGGCAGGTATCTGACAACTGAATTACGTTGGCAGTGTTCTTGTGAAGATTTCAGTAAGCGAGATAATTACAACTTATATAGTCAACTTAGGCAGCGTAGGTTCCCTCAGACACAACTAGCAAATTTAAAGCCAGGGCGCATCTTAAATCCTGATGGTACTTTTACAGAGACTCGCGATTCTCCCGGCGTTTTTCAAGATATTGGCTATACGACAATAAATAACTTTTACCAGCTGCCTGAATATGAAGATGTCGAGCGGTTTTCATTCCAAAACTTGCTTTACTACCAGATGCGCTGGTGTAAGCACATTTACGCTTCAATGTGGGCATTGATCCATGACGAAGGTGGCGGGACCATCTCAATTAACGCACGCTACGAACAATCCGGGCCAAATATTACTGTTACTGCGCCTAATCACGGACTTTTGGCTAATAGGCGTATTCAGATCGACTTTACAAGCGGCAATGCAATTGAGGGAGAGTACACGATAACAAGTGTGCCATCTAAAGATACATTTACAATTGTCTATCCATTTGCCGATACAACATCAGGGTACTGCACGGTATCTAATTTAAAACCACACGAATATGTAAACACTTGGTTGTTAGAACCTAGTGACCAACCTGTAGGAACTGGATTAGAAACGTTCTATAAAAATTTTGATCGTGAGAGTCAACGTTTGAAAGAAGTGACCGAGCGTTATGTTTTTGATTCGCAAAATTTAGGCTGGGCTGGAAGTCAAGTAGTTATCGGTGCGGGCAATAATCCAGAACAGGCTGCAAACTTTGGTCCAGCACTGACAACAATGGTCTTAACTGACAATATTCGACGCGATGGGGAAGGTAAATTAAGTCGGATAGGTATTGTAGCAAATAGTACAAACCGTTTTACAGGTTTAGTCAATAAGTTATTTAATCTAGATCCTAAAATTATTCAGGGAGCTAAATTCGGTTTTCTTGATAAGCCGTTAAGTGAATATACTAGTGAATTTGAGTTTGGATTTGTTGACGGTGGGGAGTACCGTAACGGCGTTCCGCTCGAGAATGTAGATACACTTGTCCAAATCGAGGCAGAAACGTACAGTCCTGTAACAGTCTTGGATACAATAGTCGATGCGAGCCTTTACATTAATAGTTAACGATGGCTGTTCAGATTCTTTCAAGACGTTCATCTATTGCCTTTGACAGGCCTTTTCCGATTCGCCTAGGTAATGCAGAACTAGCAATTAATTTCAATTCTGCTGATCCTGGCCTTTATTTTGCGGATAACGTAGCGGCACCTTCCACAAATTTAATAAAAGTTGGGCCTACTTTTATCGGTGCTACAGCGCCCAATACTCCAGCTACTGGCTTTAGCTTATTCAGTAAAGGCGAATCTTGGCTAGATACATCAAGTACACACATTCAAAAACTGTATGATGGGAGTACGTGGCAAACGCCAAAAGCTGTTTCTTCTATTGGTGACGGTAAACCGGTTAACCCTGTTGACGGGCAACTTCATTACGACAAACTAATTCCTGGACTTTTCATATACGACTTAACGACGGCTTCTTGGATTGCTACTTAATTAGCGGCCGTGATTTAAGATGTGATCTAATATACGATCTAATTTTAAATGGACAGCTTGGACCTCGCGCAGAAAATCTTCCTTCAGTACATAGTTTTGTATTACACGGTCTTGCAAACTGTCAATCTCTCTTTCTAAATTGCCAAAACGTGTTTCTATCTTTTTATTGAAGTTTGACAACGCTCTCGAAAGGCCAGCAAAAGCGCCTGCGCTTCCGGATAATACAGCTACAATCAGTTCTGGAGTCACTGGCGCATTTTAACTTCTTCTTCTATTTTAAGGTAAAAAAGCACTACAATTCAAACTTGTTCTGTTTGATGCTGCTGAAATTAGTACACGCAGTAGGCACCTAACGCAGTAAGTGTGGGCAGTGGGACCCGGTCAGTCATCACGATGGCGAATTTGGTGGAACAGCCTAGGCTTTTTTAGGGCGAAGCACCTAATGGATAGGAAAAGTATGCAGTGCAGCCTAAAAATTCAGTGAGGGTTTAGGCGTAGAATATGTAAATAGTTAAAGCAGTTATGGCTACACAAGTACAGTTTCGCCGTGGTACTACAGCTGACATCTCCACATTTATAGGTGCTGATGGAGAAGTTGTTGTTGACACTACAAAAAAAACTTGCGTTGTTCATGACGGTGTTAAGATAGCTGGTTATCCACTGCTGCGTGAAGATGGGTCTAACAGCGCTCTGAATGTGGGTAGTCTATCCAGCTGCGCGTTAAAATTTATTAATGATCCAAATACCGGCATCATTAGCCCCGGAGCAGATCAGATTGCGTTAGTTACAGGAGGAGCTTCTCGGCTTAGTGTTGATTCTTCGGGTTCTGTAACAATCCCTGGCAACTTGCTGGTCGCTGGCGCTTTTACTGGTACCATTACTTTGGATAATGGTAGTGCTGCAGTTCCAGCGCTCCGTTTTACTAATGATCCAGACACAGGAATATACTTAGCCGGTACAAACGAAGTAGCCATCAGCACTGGCGGCACGCAACGGCTGACTACAACCACAACAGAAGTCACATCAACGTTACCTGTACTTCATCCGCTTGGAGCCGCAGCTACTCCAAGTCTTACTTTTACCGGCGATACAAACACCGGCGTCTACTCCCCCGGTGCAGACCAGTTAGCTATCTCTACGGCAGCGACCGAGCGCGCGCGGTTCGACGAGTCAGGCAGGTTGCTGGTCGGAACATCTAGCGCCATTGCCGCCGCGCCTTTACTGCAGATTGAACAAATCGCAGGTGCTGAAATTGTACTGGGGCGCCAAGATACTTCTGTCGTTGCTGATGACCTCATTGGCAGTATCAGTTTTTGGGGCCGTGACACGTCTGGGGTTGCTTACACCGAGCAAGGGTCGGTTAAGTGTTTTGCAGATGGCACTCACGATCCCGGTACGAATCCAACAAGGCTAGTGTTTTCTACCACCGCTGACGGAGCCGCAAGTCCGACGGAGCGGATGCGCATCGATAGCGCAGGTCAAATCGAAGCAGGTTCTCTTGGTACCGCCGCAGCACCTGTTTGGTCTTTCCTTGCTGATCCCAACACCGGCATTTACGCCCCTGGCGCAGACCAAGTAGCCATCAGCACTGGCGGCACACAACGGCTGACTACAACCACAACAGAAGTCACATCAACGTTACCTGTACTTCATCCGCTTGGAGCCGCAGCTACTCCAAGTCTTACTTTTACAGGCGATACAAACACCGGCCTGTACTCCCCCGGCGCAGACCAAGTAGCCATCTCGACTAATGGCACTGGGCGGTTGTTTGTTGATGCGAGTGGGAATGTTGGAGTAGGATCAGTATCTACATCCTCATTCCAGTCTGCATCGTCTACAGTATTGTCTTTAAGAGATACTGCCAGTAGCAATATTGCTTCATTGAAAGTACTCGGTGGCGCAGGCGCAGGCGCTATTGCAGAGTACGGAGCAACAAACGGCATTGGTTTTTGTGGCACTAGCGGCGCTCACGACTTTGTTTTTTATACAAACTCCAGCGAGCGGATGCGCCTGGACTCCAGTGGCCGCTTGGGGCTGGGGACTTCTGCGCCTGGAGCAGTATTAGAGTCCAAGACGGCAAACGTACAATCGGGCGATGCGGCGTACGCCAAAAAGGCCGTCATAACTAACATTCCTTATTCAACCAGCAACGTCACTTCTTCGGCGTTAGCAATTTACGACGGAACTATTCATGCCGCAGACATTGGCTATTCCTACGATGGCACTGGTTATTATTTAACGTTCGGCACTAACGACAACACGATTGGCGCTCCGATTGAAAGTCTGCGTATTGACCGCTCAGGGCGAGTAGGGGTGGGCACTGCGAGCCCTGGGACTGCACTTGATGTAAATGGTGTTATTACATCGAGGAGTGATTCATTTGCTGCTGTTCGTTTTAGAAGTTCTACCGGTACTGACAAAGCTTTCTTGAGCTACGAAGATGGAAGCACATCCGTATTCCTAAACAACTATGGATCTGGTCCCATTGTTTTCAAAACTGCCGATGCTGAACGCGTCCGCATCGACAGCTCAGGGCGTGTAGGCATAGGGACCAGTAGCCCACAGGCTCTTCTTGATATTACAGATACAGGTAATCAACCCAAGCTGCGGCTAAGTACTAACACAGCTTCAAATTTTCTTGAAATTAGCCGATCCTCCAGTACAGGTCATTACACTTTTGCGTCCGAAGAAAATGGATCCAGCATTATTTTTGCCACTGATCCCGATGGGACAGGTGCACAAAACAGGGTCACGATAGATCGCTACGGGAAAGTAGGGATTGGCAACAATTCTTGGCTCAACGGCAAACACAAACATCAAGATGGGCGGGAACATGACTGTTTCTGCCGGTGGAGTTCTTGGTTTTAATACAAACGGCTCCGAACGTGCCCGCATTGACAGCTCGGGACGCCTGTTAGTTGGCACGTCTACGAGCCCCACGGTTGGCGATGCTCAGTACGGCTTGCTGAGAACCCAGGGCAACACAAGTACTAGCTCAGGATTTGGTCTTCTTTCTATTGCAAGAGGACTTGCCCCAGCATCAATTACTTCTGGCGCGGAAATTGGATACATCCATTTTACTGCCAATGATGGATCTCCATTTGCAAGGATCGAGTGCAGTGCTGATGCAAACGCTGGAGTAAATGACTACCCAGGCCGCCTAGTGTTCTCCACTACCGCCGACGGAGCGAGCAGCCCGACGGAGCGGATGAGGATTGAATCAACTGGGCGTACTGGTACTTATGCTTCAGCAGCGGACGGTTTTCAAGTCAGCTCTAATGCTGCCGCTGGCACTACCTACGCCAACTTTGTTGGCAGATTTGATGGTGGGGCACCGTTTGGTGGAACTATTTCGGTTACAATCTGGAATAACGGCAACATCCAGAATACCAATAATTCTTACACAGCTATTTCCGACATTAAACTGAAGGAGAACATTGTCAATGCCAACTCTCAGTGGGATGACATCAAAGCTCTTCAGGTCCGCAACTACAATCTCAAAGAAGGCCAAACCCACCGGCAAATCGGCCTAATCGCCCAAGAGGTTGAGCCAATTAGCCCTGGATTGGTTTACGAATCCCCTGACCGCGACCCCGAAGGCAACGACCTTGGCACCGTCACCAAGAGCGTCAACTACTCCGTGCTCTACATGAAGGCTGTCAAGGCGCTGCAGGAAGCAATGGATCGCATCGAAGTTCTAGAGCAGCGTCTCACGGATGCTGGTATCGCCTAGAGCGTTTAGCCCTACTCACTAGACCATTTTGTTGATGTCACCAATATGGTCTGATCGCCCGCGTCAAGCGTATAGTGGTTGGGCAGCGAGTTTGCACCTCCTGCCCCTGGCCACGATCCCCTAGAGACCATGACCCTAAAAGATTACAAGCTTGAGCTGCTCGCAGCAATCGAAAGCAGCAAAGATAAAGACGCCCTCACTGTGACTCGTGAGTTCATGGCGCAAAAGGCATTGGATGATCTATACGAAAACAATGCCGAGGGCATGAAGCGCCTCGCTGACTCGTAACCATTACCACTAATCACCCATGACACAACAACAACAACATCCCATCACCCCGCCGCCGGAGCTAGTGCAAGAGTGGGGACACGACGCCAACTTGTCAGGTGTGCCTTACAAAGATGAAACTGGGTATTGGGCATACGAACTACACATTGCCACCCGCGCCGCCCAGTGGGGCGCAGACCAAGAGCTGGAGGCGTGCTATGCGCTGATGGAACTGTCGGACAGCAATGCACGCGATTTCCTGCAGTCCGCTCGCCGCCCCAAGCCGCCGAGCTTGAAGCAGCAGGCGCTGGAGGCATTACAAGCACTGCAACAGCGGACCACAGACCCCGGCATCGTCGAACCACTTCGCCGCGCCCTTGAACAACTCCCCGATCACGAGTAGTCGCTTCCACTTTTATGTCTGAACTTTCACCTACTGCACAAGCTGTGCTGGATGCCTTTACTGAGGACAATTCTTTGCATGACTGGAAACACAATCATTACAACATTGAAGCTTTAGCCGCCGCCCTGCGTGCCGCTGCGGATCAGTTAACTCCGTACACAGTTTCAGAAATGACAGGCGCTGCTTTTGCAAGGAACAAACTTCTTGACATTGCTTACGAGCTTGAAGCCCAGTAGTCACCTTCGTTAAGAGGCGTGGCTTTTGCTAACACAAACCACGCTTTTTGTTAATAAAGGCGGCTATTGTTAACACAACACCCCCTAAGCCTCTCAACGATGCTCAAACCTGGGGGTCACTATTTCCCATTAAAAAGCGGCAGGATGTCACCCCAGCCGCTTGCTGCTTTCTGGTCAGCCGCAGCACTCTAGCACATGGTATGGTGGGTGGGCAGGCGTGCGTCAACACCCTGCCCTGGCCACAGTTCCCTGGAGACCATGCCTCAACAAGATTACACGACACCTTCTGACGCAGAACTAAAGACATTCGCCTGTGAATGGTGGAAAAAGTTTGGCTTTGTAAAAGATAAAGCTACATGCACTTGGGCGATTGAAGAAATCGACCCAGAACACTTTGTTGATTTTTCTCGTGATCTTCTTGCCCGCTGGGGTAAGTAGTTATTATGAACGCCGAAAACAAACGCTTTATTAAGCAGTTCGTAATGGGTCGCCTCTGGAGCGACACCGACAAACTTCGTCTTGATCTCAGCAACTACGCCATTACCCGTGGCATCAACGAACTCGAAGCCATGGAAGAGTACGAGTATCAAGTGGAACGCATCCAAAAGATGCTTGCCTGTTACTAAGTAATCATTGCTAATCAACTTGCAGACACCTATAATTTACTAACACTGGCAACTATCGCCAATTAACTAATTATGACAAATTGGCTGTGGCGATCTATTGTGGGCACTGCTGCGGCCATTTTATTGGTTTCGGCGGTACAATGGGGAGCTTGCCGTTTTTATGTATTGCCAACTATATGGCCTTGGTATGCTAAATATTCCGGCACACCAGAAAGAGAAAAAATTGATCCTGCTCCAATGGGATGCGCAGATGTAGATGCACGTACTATTACTGTAATGATGGGCGTATTAACAACATTAATCAGTCTTTCCCGTAACGCAGAGTAGTTTTTTATGTACAATACACAGAGCTTTAAACACAGACATGAAAACAACTGATCCTGGTATAAACCTTATTAAAACATTCGAGGGTTTTAGTGTAAATAGCTATTTATGTCCAGCAAATGTTTGGACTATAGGTTATGGACACACCGGACCTGAAGTAAAAGAGGGAATGCGTATTACAGAAGCCGAAAGTCAAGCAGTATTAAAAAAAGATCTAGCACGCTTCGAAAAAATTGTAGAGGACAACGTCAAAGTTGAACTAAACCAGAACCAATTTGATGCTTTAGTTAGTTTTGTTTTTAACGTCGGTGGTGACGCTTTCAAAAAATCGACATTATTAAAGAGGCTTAATAGCAAAGAGGATCTAAATACTGTTGCAAAAGAAGAGCTGCCACGCTGGAATAAGGGAGACGGCCGTGTATTAGAAGGTTTAAAGCGTCGTCGCAACGCTGAAGTTGATCTATTTACGGCGCCAGCACCTGAATTGAAAACGGGCGCTGTTGACCTTACCTCAAAACAATTGACTTTTGTCAAGAAGTTGATAAAACCTTCGGCCGAACTTTTGGCTGACGAAAAAGCTAAGATCAATGCTAATCGACGTATCCCACAATGCCGGATTTTAGAGCGTAAAGATAAACATACGCTTGTAGAGCTTGGTTATGGAATGGGAACATGGTGGTTATTTGATGATCACTGGAGTGGCTTGAAAACAGATACAAGCGTAAAAGTATATGCTACTGATGGTGATTTACGGTATTTGAGGAACTTTCCTTATTTCTACCAACGTGATAATGGCCCTGAAGGCTGGCGCCAGTGCCAAACCAGTGCCATCGCCATGTGTTTAAAATACATCGATGTGCCTGGAATTAAAGATGATCTGGACTACTTGAAGATTGTCAGCAAACACGGCGATACGATCTACCAGCAGACTCATATCGATTCTCTCGAAGAGTTGGATGTTTACGCTAAATTTACAAAATCAGCAAATGCAGATGACATCAAACAGCAAATCGACAAAGGACTCCCTGTTGTTGCCGGCGTTCTTCATCATGGAGCTGTCTCTCGTCCTTCTGGCGGCGGCCACTACATCGTTATTACTGGATATAGCAAAGATTATTGGCTAGTTCAGGACCCATACGGAGAGATTGATCTTGTTAATGGCGGTTGGACACGTCAAGGACCGACCGCTGGTAAAAATCAAAAGTACAGTTTTAAAAACCTAAATCCGCGACTTTTTGTCAGTGGTGGCGCAGATGGATGGTGCTGGCTAAACTTTAGGATCAAAGCGAATTGATGCCTTATAATTTGTGTAAAAAGTTTAACCATGACACTGGAGTCTATTCTCGAACTCGAAACAGGCCTCAAAACACAGCTTGAGGCCCTTGCTAAGGACATCCGCTCCTCAGAGGCAGCTCTCATGTCTTTGAAAGAAGGTTATCTAAAAGTTCAAGGCGCCTTAGAGATAATTGCAATCATCAAGCAGAATTCTGCAACTGAAGACGGAGTGGACGCGGCAACTTTGGTTGCTTTGGAGTGACGTGCTAAGCGAACTTACGCCTAAACGCTACCGAGCTCTTGAGTTGATTGCGGATTTTATTCGCGAACCTTCTCGAGAGCTCCGCTTAAATGCTATTGTCTGCGATGTGAGCGACGAGGATCTACGCTGGGTAACTGATCGTCTTCACCACTACATTCTGAAACTTCTTGAGGACGTGGAATACGATCCAAGCGAGGACGATGCTCTCGGATTGACTGATTAATCGGAGCGGAAGGTACTGCCCCTTCTCCTCTGCTTCCCAAAAGCAGTGTGATACTTTTCTACTACGCTCCGATGCGCAGATCACGGTGCACTTTTCTGTGGCAGTTAGCGCACAGGCACTGACACTTGGCGATCTCGTTCAGTATAGCCTGCTTTCCGCAAGACTTGTACATATTAGAGACGTTGTGTTTTTTCTCGGTAGGATCTTTGTGATGCCAATCAAGAGTGATTGGATCATCCTCACCACAGTTCTCACAGCTCCTTCCGCTGAGCAGGTTAAGGCACCACTGGCGCCGAGACTCGCGTGCCTTTTTATTAGATTGTTTAGCAGCCTCGGAGTACACCCAACAAGAGAATAAGCTTGGGGCAATGTACTCCAACTGAATTTACAAAGCGGATGATCGGGGTCGAACCGACGACAGTCTGCTTGGAAGGCAGGAGCTCTACCACTGAGCTACATCCGCAATACCCGAGGGCGGATTCGAACCGCCGACTGCCTCATTTTAAGTGAGGTACCTCGTTCCGCTGGGTCACTCGGGCATTTCACCAGTATAGCGAGATTTGGTTTCCCGCCACGCCCCCATCCGTCCTACAGTAGCAGAAATACAGGTGTGTGCACCATACATTTTTGTCATGGGCACATGACCAACCATGTTCCACTGCGAAAACGACCTCCTTGTTAACCTTGTTGTACTCACTCCAAAACTTGCTCGACGTAAGTTTCGTGAACACATTTTTGAAGCCTGGGATTGGAAATGCGCTTACTGTGATAAACAGTTAACAGCACATACAGCAACGATTGATCACATCGTGCCTAAGCATAAGGGCGGTCAAAATGTAAGGTCGAATTTAGCGTGTGCGTGCGGTCCTTGTAATCGAAATAAAGCCAGTCAATCTTTAAGTGATTGGTTTATCCCGCAGCAAACATTTTTTTGCGAGGAGAGACTTGATAAACTAAGAAGGTGGTTAGAACAGAAACCACAATCAATAAAGTTACCATCTGCGGGCCACGCTGTACCGTATTTAGCAAATGATTTCTACATCGGATGGGTCGCGACCTAGTGCAGAAGAGTTTCTTCAGGGCAAACTGAGGCAGTATGACCTGACAGAGGACATGATTGCCCGTTTACAGCGGAATAGAATGCCTACTCTTTACCAAGAGGTTGCTGCTGGTCAGGTGCCCCAGGATGTCCGTTCTCAGAATATTGTGATCTAATGGCTGACAGAGCAAAAGCCAAGCGATTAGCAAAAGAACACATGAAGTGTAATAAGCCGCAGAGAGCACCTGCTGGTGATACACATAAATTTGTTGTAAAATCTTGTCACGAAGGCGAAGAAAAAATTGTAAGGTATGGTCATCGCGATTACCAAGACTATACACAGCACAAAGATCCTGAGCGGAGAAAAAATTTCCGCTCGCGAATGAACTGTGACGAAGCCATGGATAAAAACACACCCCGCTATTGGGCGTGTAGCCGACTTTGGTGAAATCAAAAGTCGAATACACTAAGATGATAAGAGTACCAAAATAGTGCCAATGGTGCTCCTGGTTTTAACATTTAGTACTGTATTTGGCTGCATTTACGGACTAAGTACAGCCTTTTTAGGTCACAATTTAAGCCATGCAACCACCGACAGCAAGCGAGTTCTTAAGAGATTTCCAAAAGGAACGCCCATACCTCCTAGTACCTGGAAATTTTGAAGATGTTCCAGATGAGCCGTCTTTCACCGTGGATCAACGGGCCATCCCACTGGTACAGCCTCCCTACACGAAAGCGTCGACAAACAATTCAGCGCTGTTAGGATAGGTGTAAGGTTTGGATCAACCATGGATGCAGTAGATCTTCCAATGGACGTGGAGTTCTCCATTCACGCCGCCGCCTTTGCCATTCAAGGTTTTGACCGCGACGAACTGGAAGAAGCATTCATTGAGGTGCTTCACCAAAAAGCCCAAGATCGCCAAATGTTCCTGGGAATCCTAAAAGACCACGGTATCGACGCCGATATCAATTTCAACTACTCAACGCTCGGACAGATCTCGTAACCGCCATGGCACTCCGCACAATTAAGGGCACCCTTGACACCTTTCAGGTTGACGCTGGCTCTGAAATTACTTATCTTGGTAACACCACAGCTAGCAATACTGGCGGCACCAATATTCGTGGTTTCCGCGTAAATCCAACCAGTACTGGTGACATTGTTGTAAAAATCGTTAGTAGCAGCGGGATTAGCACAGTCCAGATTTTTCAAGAAGACGACTACTCAGCGGGTTCCGCTCCTACCGGCTACAAAAAGTTCTCGAATATCGCTAAGGACGGCAAAAATAAGGGTGCTGTTGCCGTGACGGTTACCAATGCGGCTAAGAACTATGTTGTGCTGCTAGCCATTGACGGGTACTCTGAGGTCAGCTACACCGGTTCGGTTGACGTCCCGTAAAAAACAAGTTGAGGATTGGAGTGAATACCCACTCCTCACTCAAAAAGGCATTGATCTCATCAAGTGGTATTTTCCGCCTAGGGTGTGCCTCACTCCTGGGCGATACGGTTCGTATAAAGACTACGGTGAAAGCACTTGGCGCATCGGCTACGGAAGTAAAACGCTAGGTAAACACACCGTAAGTAGAACAGAAATAGCTACACAGGAGGAAATAGATCGACAGCTAATTGAAGATTTGAAAGTGTTTTCGAACGCATTGCGTGATTATATTCATGTGCCGTTAAATGACAGCAAAAAAGCTGCTTTGCTCAGTTTTGCGCACGATTTAGGATTGGCCTCATTTAAAAAGTGTCGACTATTGGAACTAATTAACCGATTAGCTTCAAAAACAGAAATCATTAGCGAATGGAGTCCTTATATCAATCAGATCTGGTTTTCAGGCGGAAATAGAACAGTCGATAGACGTAGAACTGAACTGAATATGTTCTATGCAGCAGATAAAGAGATCCCAACACAACTAAAACATAGCTGCAATGTTGAATTCTGTCTTCTTAACCTGCCGGAAACTTACAACGGTGCTTCAAACCAAATTAAAGCCATTGAATACCTGGAATCTAAGATTCTTGAGTGGGATCCAGATGGCCGCAGCCTGAGGCATTTTTATCGTCTCTGGAGTCAGAAGCCAGCTGGTCTAGGTTCGCCTCCGCGTCCTCTGAATGTCGACTAAGCGTATCAAGAGCGTCTAATAATTGCAGCTCTAATGAATAATTTTTCAGAAAATCTTCGTATTTCATTTTTGTTGAACATTACGGGACAGTGAAATTTTCAGTAGCACCAGGTAGCCAATTAAATCGTTGATTACATCTTCGTCATTTGCTAACAGGCCGGCGCCTTTTTGAATGCGATTTAGTTTGTCGTCAATCCGAACTAGAAGCTGCTCAGTAGCGTCTGCCTTACTAAAAATACGAGCCGGAGTAAGAGCAGAGTCACCATATTTGTGATTTTTTTCTAGCAAAAGCTCTTTGATTTGATCACAAATCACAGAGATATGTAGTTGTGTATCGAGATGCTGCGTCATTGTTAGGCTCTGTCACAATAGTAGTATGAACCCACAGCTTAGCCAAGACTACAAGGTCGATGCCAGATATAAAGGTGGCAGAGGCGCCATAGACAACACAGCGGCCGACCGGTTTTTACGTGGCTATTTGGATTTGATGCGCGTTGCCGGGTCTCCAAACCAAGATGCAGAATTGGCCTCTGAGGACCGCTTTATTGTGAGCGGGCCAGGAGACAGTAAGTATAGCTTTAGGAATGATTTCAAGGCTAAATAACTACTTTTCCTACGTGTGAAAAGATATCGTTGAAGCGATTAATCGCTTCATTTCCAAGTGAAGGAGGCGGCAAGTAAACAAAATAGCCCCAATAGATAGGGACTTGTAGCCGATAAAAGGTGCCTCCTTGGATTAGGTTAGCGCGGTCTTTGGGAATGCACATTGGTAAATCCCACACATCTTGACATGTGCGCAGCATTTCAGGGTACGTGGTGTAGAACAGAGCTTCAGGAATGTTCCTTAATTTCCACTCTTTATACAGGCGTTCAAACCAAGCCGTAGCAGGTGCTTTGGACTTAAGCCCAGCACGCATGCTCCAGCGCCAGCTTCCTCTGGCTTTGCTGTACGTACAACGTCCGTACGTCGGTGGGAATAGGTAGGTCGTGCCCTTCCACGACTCCTGTACATTTAAACCATCGTCTTCAAGAGTGTAGATTTTCTTTGCGCGAAGGTATTCCGCATTCGCTTTGTGGGTCGAACACGGATCTAACTCGATATCACCTAATAATGCATCGATGTACGGTAAATACTCAACGGGCGTAAGCCAGTCATCTCGTATATGGTAAATCCGTGAAAGTTTACTTTGCTTGATCCACCAGTTGCGTTGACTCCTATTCATATACGCATAAAAGCGTCGTTGTGATTGTCAAATTTGTAGTGAACTAAAGACATCTGATCTTTATCCTGAATGATGAATAAAGCAGCAGAATTTGGATCAATAGACTCTGCTAATGCGATTGCTTTTCGCATTACCTCAGCAGGACCTTCTTGTTCTTCAGCGTTAAAATCTTTAAGCGCATTCATTAATGCTTGACTCGGTAAATAGTACATCGAATCGTCAACATTTTTCGCATCAGGAATGTATACAACCGCCCCAGGGCCTTCCAGGTTGTAAAACTTCTGGAAAAAGTCACACATATCTACGCAGATGCGCTCCATGACAAGCTTCATCATTACCTGCTCCTCTTCGCTTGGAGCAGCGAAGATCATGTTGGAGAGCATCTTTTTGCGACGTTCAGACATTGGATAAAAGCGAATAGTTTAGTTTATCAATTAGCCTGTACTTGGTCTAGTACGGGCGTTGGCTGGGTTTTGATGAGATGCCCCAAGCCTGATCGCTTCAGAGTTTCTAGCAGCTTTGGTAAAGGCCTGTAAAGCACCACTGCTTTTTGCATGTTTCCAATTTTTTTAATGAGCTTACCGTTGTCGTCGCGCAGTTTCGTCAGTTCCCCTTGGCGAATCAAATACTCAGCAACACAGCGATAGCGTCTTTTTTCAGCTAATCCGATATCTGGATACCGATCACAGATCGTACTAGTCTTCATGTCACTGAACGCTAGTCGAATCTGATCGGCCAGGGACAACCCCATAATAATGTCGGTTGTGCTAGTTTCATAACTGCACACGAGTTCGAGATAACGTCTGAGATCGAGAGTCTCGAAACTGCCTATGGGAGGGATAAAGACCTCTACCTGCTGAGCAAGCGACTCTACCAGCTTATCTTTGTAGTTGCTTACGGTTACCTCGTTAATGTCTAAGTTAACAAAGCGATAGCTCTGGTAGGTGTTTAACTTGTCCTGTGTCGGTTCAAATTCAGTGATGTCGAGGACGTCTAGCCAGTCCTCAAATGTCTTGCTGCTCATCACTCTGTAGGTTTTGCTGCAGTTTAGCCAATTTTTGTCGGTTGTCCCACTGTTTCATGTGATCGAGTTTGAGGGCATACTCGCAGTATTCGCGTTCGTCCGTAAAATGCTCTTCAATACTCGTAAGTCGATGCCAGAAATCACCATAAATCTCTTTAAGGTGTGCTCTGCACTTCGAAAGCGACCCACCATAATTCTCTGCTTCCCATAAAGACTTAGCAAAAAGCCTCTGCTGATGGGTCATTAACTTAAATTTAAGGCTGTGGGTAGACACAGAAGCGAGAAACTCGCTAAACTCCTCAATAAACGGGTATTTTTGACCATGCGCAGACCCATTACCTACGCCGAGCTGATCCTGATCCTCATTCTGGTGCCCGCAACCTTTGTCGGGGTTCATAAGCTGCACGGGTTTATCGCAGATAGAATCAGTATAGAAGTTAAATGGAAGTAGTAAATTGGGCGCTTCAAAGCCACAGACTGTAGAGTACGCGCTGCCTTCCTCTAAGGAAATCGCAAAGGCTGGGCTGGCCCCGAAACAATTTCTACAGGTTACCCCAAAAGAATCTTTTCAACTAGGAGGTGAATACGGTAAATACTTAACCGATGAGGTAAACCGGTTAAGCCAATTAAATGCGCAAGCATTTGGTTCACCAAGCGAACTTGGCGCTTTGTCTCGTGAGCGGGACGCTATGCGGACGGCTGCTTACGCAGCTTCCATGCCTCGTGGAGATGCGTACATCTCAGGACCTTCTTATGGCAACTCTTATGACACCGAAGAGAGTAATCCATTTGAACAAATTCGAGATTTGACGCAGACTACATATGCCCGTGCTTTAGAGGATGCGGCAGAAAAACGCGCTTTTGCTGATTCTGGCGCTGAAGCTGCTTTATTACGTCAACCTTATAATCCTATATTTGAGAAATTTGCAAGCGGTGACTACGAAGGCCCGTATCCAGTTTCACAATCAAGAGTTGACACCTTAAAAGCTCAGCGACGTCGTCGGCGCCGCGAGCGAGAGCGTCGTAGTGCAATGGCTTAAAATGGCGTCACCTTATGATCCTGTTGAACGCTCCCAGGAGCGCACCAACTGGGAGCTAGCGGTACAAATGGCTAACAACTGGCGCCGAATGCTGGATGTGCCAGAAGTCAATTATCCTTATCCGGGGAGCCCTCGAGATCCGCTGCGCATGTTACCTCCTGTGGTCTCGGGTTAAGATCTCCAGGTTGAGCCTCGCCTACGTACTCAACTGGTAGTGGGAAGGGGTTCATAGCTGGTTCATCAACCCACTCTTGATACGTGTCCGCGAGCACGGAATATTCCTCATAAGGAATTAACATGAAATCTCCGTGCTCGGTCTGCAGCTTGTAAAACGCCTTGTTATCACTGATATCAGCCATGACGGCATCAAAATCGCTTTCTAGCTGTTGGAGCGTAATGACCTTCATGAATAAGAAGACGGTTCCACCAAGCTTAACAGCTTTTATATCAGCGGTTTGACACAGAGCCGAAATCTGAAAAGTCTAACGCAATATCCATAACACTTCCAAAATCAAGAGCCTGATCAACCGTCTCTGTTACAAACCTCCAATCGGTCGTACCTACAAGTATTGAAATAGAATACGTTGTTTCTAAGTATCGAATGTCGTTAGTTATCAGGAAGAGATATGTACCTGGCGCTAACTCAGTGTTCGGATAGTCCGAAGACGGTTCGTCAACGTTTTCATAATCAATGGCCCCTGACGTGTAAACATAACCCTGATTATTAATAGGAAGCTCTTCTCGCCGACTAACGTCTTCTAACCTATAAAAAGCCAGCAGAGTATTCTTGTTTGTGTTATTTTCGTAACTAAATTGACTAAAGTTTTGTGTGAATTGGATAGATTTTGGACTTAATAAACGAATTTTATAAAAGGTGGTCTGTCGTCTACTCAGGCCACCGTGTGTATTGTTTAGCGTGACCGTTCTAAATACAGTAGAGAAGTCGCCAAGATCAATAGGGTTATACAGGGAGTCGCCAGGAGAACTGGGAAGTGGGTCAGAACCATAATATGAAGTTGGTCCATAAGCTGTCGGCCCAGTTCCCCCGGTCGGATATGACTCAACAGAGCCTAAATTAAAAAACCCAAGATTATTCGGGATTGTCGTTAGAAATCTCGCCATCTTGCATATTTAAGCCCGTATACAACCCATTGGTTCTACCGGATTCTTGATACTTTTCTTCCATTATAATAGCTCGGTGCGGATAAAAACCTTCACCTTCCATGGTTTTAATAAGTTCATAGTTGATGCGCTTTTCAAGGCAGCGTAACTCTAAAGAAGCCTCCATGATGTCATCGTAATAGGAGGTGTAGTAGCACTTGTCTCCTACTTGGATGCAGCCGAAATACTGCTTCTCAGGAAGATGGTAATTGGTTGGAAGGACTTGACTCCGCTTGTGCGTGGGTTTCTCGGTAGTGCTGGAAGATGTTGCCATGGTTGAGCTTGATTTCTCCAATTCTAAGAGGTTCTAGATGATCCGTGAACTCACGGATGTGTAAATGGCGCGGATTGCAACAAAATTTTTCGCAAGTCGGATTGGCAAAGACGCGGTACTTACCTGTATAGCCACGGCTCAGCCAGAAGGCAACCCGTGAAGCTGACTGGGTTTTACCCGTGTGGAACGGCGATGGGAAGTAAGCGGTCGACTCAGTCTGGTTTTTACGCGTAGAACCTGTCCAGGGCCAGCACTCGTCCTCCCCACGGATCTCAACCTGCTCCCAGAAGCGTTTAACCTGCCAATACCAAGCTACGTCAAAATTCGTGACGTCGATGGAGCAGCGACCATTTTTAATCTCCTCCACACAGTCCAGGCATTCTCCCATGATGCCAAAGTTTCCCTTGTGCCCTGGGGAGTCGCGGCGGTGCCACGGACATTCAATTTGATTTGCCACGTGGACTGCTAGGTTGTACTCGCGTGCTTCTTCAGGATAGCGGGAAGAGAGGCGTTTGCAAACCTCAAGGACGGTAGCCCAGAAGAGGTCGGAATCGATCGTCTGCTTTGTCTCATCTATATCCTTGTAAGTCTCACCCGCACAGATCCGCCTTGACGTGTGGTAGGGGACTTTGTATTTGCGGGATAGGTCCAGGACCCGCTGCCCCTCCTGCCGCCCCTCCTGGCGCCGGGGTTTAGGCAGTAAGGAGAGGTACAGAGCGACTTACGGATCGCAACACAAGACTCATCTGGGCGGAACTGACCGGACATTCCCAGAAGGAGGGGCCTGACGTCTGCCCCCTTGTACCGGAGCGTCTGGGGCTGATTCGTGCTGAAACCACTGAAAGCACGGTGCTTTGACCGGTCCAGGCGCCAGCATTTTTCCTTCCCGTAGAGGCGTAAGCAGACCTCGATGCTCTTGGCGAACGAGATCTGGTCCTCCGCAGTGAGATCCGCGTCCCTGAACAAGGCGAAGAGCGTCATGAGGCGTTGAGATTCAGATCGAGCTTAGCCCTGGATCCCTGTGTTGTCAAGCGTCTTCATGTACAGCCAAATATAACAGCGCATCCCTCTCTTTAATTATTTCTTTGAGAGTTGTGGTTAGAAGATGGGTGTATATTTTATGTACACCCAAACTCTAACCTCATCGCACTAGCTCCGATACGCAAGGGGGTAAACGCGGTTAATAAAACGTGTCGACGAGATCCCTTGCAGCGCAGTTAGTTACAGGGCTATAGCACTGAATCTCTCATAACCCTCACTCAGACCCATGAGTCTCATTACGACTCCGGCCTGATGCGGTAGCAATCCTCGTACTGATCGGCGTACGTAATGGCGACGTGATACGGCTCGACATACCGGCACATCGAGCCCCCTGGGGTGCACACGCGGTGGACTTGATTACCGTGCAGATCTTCCCCAAATTCAATAGTCGTACCATTCTCCAAGGTTTGAATGACTTGCATTGATACATTTTATTTGCCAGTGTTACTATTGTAAAAGAGGATTGTTGTAATTAAATGGCCGGATTTAATCCGCACGGTGGAACAAAAGGGCCGAGCACTGGTGTACTCGGGCAGTTTCTCCAAAATCTTGCCAGGGGTGCAAAAGCAATGGTTACCCCATCCACCGGCTACGAAGGCTGGCTAAATGCCCCAGTCCTGCCACGCAAGCCCTCGGACATGGGTCCAAAACAAGACATCTACGAGCAGCCTGGAGTTGGATTTTTCAACCGAACAACAGGGGATTTCCTTGGAAGAGGTTCACGCCCAGCCGCACCTGGCGCCACCACCCCATTAGTTTCTGGTCTTGATCGCTCTGGAGCAGTAGATCGGACAAAATCTGATCTTTATAAGCAGTACGCACAAACTCCAGAAGGTCAGTTTGAGCGCTACTTCCAAACTCAAGAGATGGCGCCATACTTTGGCAGCAGTTTCCAAGGTAAGGGTGCACCTACTTCCACTCAAGCCATGCTTGATCTGGCAGCACAAGCAACCGCGCCGACCACAGCACCGCTCGCCTCTTTCTATGCGGCTCAGAGCGCTGCCGGTCGCGGTAGCATGGATGAGATCATCTCCGCGATGGGCTACAAAGGCACGCCGATGGAGCAGTGGGCAAAAGCCAATCCAATGCTGGCTTTCCGTGAATTCAATGCGAAGTTCCCGGCCGGACAACTTACTCAGGGGCCTACACCTGCCTTACCAGGTACTCCGATGGGCGAGGGTGATACCGCTGGGCAACGCGCTTTAGAGGCTGCACAGTACCAGCTTTCTGGTGATGAGCCTGCGTCGGTTCGTCAACGTGCAGACAACTTCGTTGCCGGTATCGGCAATCCTGTTACGCCAACCGAAGCCTTAAATCAAGGTGCAGCGATTGATGCCAACCGTGGTGCTGAGTATCTTCGCGAAGCACAGAAAATGAAAACACAAGGTTATCAGCAATTCCTTCCTACAAGTCAGTCTCTTTTCGGATCATGATGATTGACAACGCTTTTCCAGTGCAGATGGGTGGGAATGGTGACACTATTGGTTTTTTACGCGAGTATCTAGGAGGATTTCAAAATTATCAACAAGAAGGAACAGATATTCCCTCTCAGGCATTCAGTACTGAATATGGTCAAGAGCAAGGGGGGCCTTTAATTTCACGCACTATTCGCTATTCTCCGCCAAACGCAATACTTAAAACCCCGCATCTTGATTCTCCCTACATGGATCAATTGCTTGAACGAGGTTTTAAACCACTCAAGCCTCCGACTTCAGCTCCAGCACCCAAAGGCCCTCAACTACCTTATTTTCTTTGATCGTGCCAACACAGCTCATCAAAAAATACACTGAAGAGTTTGCCAAGTGGCTGCGCAATCAAGAGTCATACGATGACTTTCCATACGGAACTGAGCCAATCCCTGGCGACAAAACCTGGTGTAAGAAGTGTAAGGTCTGCAAGAAAACTAAAGACTAATATTGATTCTTCGATTCAGGAAGAATTGTCGGGTGTGCACTGTACTTCTTGTCAGATTCACGGATCGCTAAACCTTTGATAAAAGGTTTTCCACCTTGACTGAATGTACGAACTTCCTGCAGTTGTAACTGGTTTTTACAGCAGTCCAACAGAAGAGCGATAAACCGTTTCTGGCCAACCGGCTTCGAACCCGTGTCTTCACAGTGGGACGCGTAACTTGCGTAGAGGTGGTATTTGCTGTTGCAGTAACGTTCTCCAGCATCTTTAGCTGCGGGAATTTTTTTCCCGACAGGTGTCGTTGCTTTCTCGTCAATAACAATCTCTGACTGAAGCCACTCAACTAAGTTATTACTGTTCAGCAAGATCTCGTTACGAACACGGCGTAGTGCTGGCACCATCTCGTACGTATCGAGCAGATACTGTCGCATCTCCTCTTCACTCATCGCGAGCACCCAGTTCACCAAGCCAGGTAAATAATGCTTCCATAAGCCCTTTACGATGCCCTGATCGAGCTTGATCATCTCTTTAGCTTCAGAGCTCTTGTCGTATAGAGGACGATTGAACTCAACAGTGAGACGGCGGCGGCTAAGACCAGAGGTGTTGTCGGTGGTTTGAATCGGTTCGTTGGCCACCACCATTACCATGCCGGTATAGATGAAAGGCTCACCTACATTTTTATTTTTCTCCTCAAAACGGAGATTGTCACCACCTGTCAGAGCCTTAAAAATTTGAGCAGAACCGCCATAACGCTCCGAATCGTTGATCAGCGTCATGCGCTTACCTTTGATTGAAGCAACCTCAAACCGACTTTGCTCTAATTGGTTGAGGGTTGTGCTGGCGTAGTTTCCGCTGCCAACCATGGCGCAACAAAGGTTGGCGAAGGTGGATTTACCACGTCCCCCTGGGCCAATCACTTCAAGGAATCGCTGTAGCTCTTGGCCCTGTGCTGCCAAACATGCACGCAGCCAGGCACGCAACACCTGAACGCGATCTTCGTCACCATACTGAGTCCGCTTCAACCAATCAATAATTGGACCTGGATCAGCACTTGGATCGTACTCAAAATCCAAGCCCCAGGTCATATAGTTTTCGCGGTCGTGTTCGAAGAACTCACCGGTACTGACTTCTAAGACACCGTTTTTAAAAGCGAGACGATCGGGATCATCATCCCAATAATCGTGCAGCAGGTAGGCTTTCGTCAGATTGGCGACGTCAGCCAAAAGATGAGAGGTGAAACCACCTGGCACCTGAACTCCGCGCTCGGTCAAGAACAGATCTTGAATGGCGTACTTATATTCATTTTGATGCGATTCCCGACGCCATGTACCACGGTCACGCTGGTAGAACATAAACGTGTCAAAACACGGGTCATAAAGCCATCCGATTTGTTTCATCATCACGGTGACAGTTTCTGCCAACTCTGAAGCAGGTGGTGTCTTTGGCTTTCCTTTTGTTTTTACGCGCTGATTAATTTCAAATTGATCTTCCTCACTCAGCTCTCCCATGATTTCACCGACCATTTGACTGAAGTCGATGCCTGCGATTGTCATCGCGTTCCCTTCGTCATTAGCAAAAAGCTCAGCCGCTTTACTGGCTAGAACTTCAGGCGATTCGACGACAAAACCGCCTAGGTCAATAAAGCCGTCTTCTTTTGCTTTAGCCCGTAAAGTCTGTAAACCCCTTGCGCCTTCAGGGCTTGGACCACCTGGTAGACGTTCAAAAGAACGCCATTTCTCTTCGCAAACTCCTTCCTGAAAATTATCAGCATGCGAAGACCATTCAACCCAGTCTGCAAGAAGTTCTTCGGAGACCTGATGAAGTGCCATACCAACAGCAAGCCACTCCTCGTAGTCAATCGTACGAGTGAAATGGAGGTGCTCTAGGTAGATACGAGCTTCGTTTTCTGCAGCTTCAATCTGAAACTTAGAACCTTCTTCGTATGTGAGGTTAACTTGCTGTGTTATTACACCACTTTTGACTGGCTTACGGTACTTATTTGTTGGGAATGCCTTAGCAATTGCACCATACAACCACTCTGGAACCTCAGGTGGATTCTTGGCGTACTCAAAACCACCGTGTGGTGTCGTAAAATATCCGGCTGTTTCCGGATGAGCACCCATGACCGCACCTTGCCTGGAGCGGAATAAGATCTCAAACGACGGAATACCGATTTTGATGGTTGCCTTATCAGGCAGCAACGCTATTTTTGGCCCCGGCACGGAATACAACATCCGTAGACGTCCTTCCTTGCCAGAAGAAATCGTCAGTGTCGGCGGGAAAATAACATCGAGTGGCCCACCTGCTAACTCTTCAAGAGCAGGGATCGCTTCAGGACCATCAATGTCGACCCAAATCAGGCCACCTTCATTAGACCATTCACCAGTCAGTAGGCCAACGCCAGTTGCCCGACCTTGATCTAATTCTTCTCGAATCTTTTCGACAGAATATGGAGTTTGAGTCCATCCAGGGACGTAGGCGCGTTTCCCGTTGAGCGGTGTCAGAGCCCAGTCTGCCGGGAGCAAGTCCAGATTGATCTGCCCTGGCTGGAGGTGCTTGCGGGGGCGTTGGGGTTCTGAGGTAGCGGTCGTCACAGTTGTTGTATGGCAAGCGTTTCAGGACGCCGGGACCAAGTTAGCGGGCATTTGCTGACCTGTACAGCCCTAATCCTGTAGTTTTCCTGTCTTTCCAACGTAGGGTGGATACATCTGCGCTAAACACGTCTCAGTCTGAGTCTTTTGAGTCAGCTTCCAGTCCCGGCAGGATCTCGCTGTAATACTTCTCGACTGCGTCCAACCACTTCTGCTTGTATTTCTCGATGGTGTTGCCCTGCACAGCAAAAACTTGCGAGCGCTCCCGAGTTGCAACAAAAATCATCAGGATTTCAGGCACGATGCCGACTGTATGCTCGAGCCCCATGGCGTAAGCACCCATCTGCATCATGCATTTTTGATATTTCATGAAACCAGCACGCCGCATTCCATACTCATTTTTCGGACAATCAGGACCGGGCCATTTGGCGTAATACGGACCATTCGATGTCTTTAAATCCCCGAGAACAATCTTATTCTTGTACTCGGCCACAATATCAGGTGCTCCAGCCCAGCCCCAGTTAGCGTCTTCTTTTACGCCTGGGTGCCAAACCCGACTAATACCGTCACTGCCCATAGTCCACGGGAAAGCATCACCCGCCGGGTTCTCTGCCCAGATCACACGACCGAGTTTATCTAGGTTCTCAGGCAAACCACTCCAAAACGATGCGATCTCCTCATCTTCAATTACCGGGTTCTTATTGATCCCAAGTAGATACTCCTCCATCAAGGAGTGAACCTTAGTGCCTCTTGCTGCTGCAGCCTCACGTCCACCTGGATTTTTCTTTGCCCAACGTTCGAGAGCTGCTTTATTTCCACCAGTTGCTGACAGAATTGTCGTCACAGAAGGGAGCGCACCATACGGCGTCTTGTAATGACGAGAACCGTTAATGGTAAGTCGCGTATCTCCATCTGAGCGATAATTCACAAACTGCATATACGAAGCAGTTCGAGAATACTCTGCATGAATTTTGCGCAGCAGTTCGTCTCTTACCGAAATTTCTACGCGTTTTTCATCCAGTACTAGGGACACTAGGGGGAGACCAGCTCCGAGCAAGTTACCAGATTTTCCAGTGACGAGCCAGCTTATGAGACGGTATAGCGGGTTTAAAATGGGTCCAAAACTTTGGATTACGACTAGTGTATGCAGCTCCAAGCGTTGTAGGGAAGCATTGGATTTATGATCTACAGGGCGGGAATCGCGACCTGCTCAACGATGAAGACTTTATAAAGGACGCGATGACCAAAGCTGCGGAAGCTGCTAATGCCACGCTGCTCAGCATCTCATCAAAAAAATTCGATCCGCAAGGCGTGACTGCAGTGGTCCTGCTGTCCGAATCTCACCTGTCCATCCACACCTGGCCTGAATACGGATACGCCGCTATCGATGCGTTTACTTGCGGAGACCGTACGGATCCGGAAAAAGCTTGCGATTTTTTACGGAAGGCATTTGATGCGACACACGGCTCCATTCAAATTCTGAAGCGCGTGTGCCCCAGTCCTAGTCTCCTTCAACTTCAGGGTGTGGTTCCGTGAAGCAGTTCTCAATATTTGCTGCGAACTGCATCGACTGATACTGCCCTACGTGCTTTTGGATCCTGGCGTGGATATCAAATGCAGAGCGGACGGCATCTTCAGGATTGATCATGACCTTGGAGTTAGCCAAAAGGCCAGCGGTTATGATCGTGATCGCGAGTTCCTGCGGGTTCGTCGTGAATGCCCTGAGAGATCTTCCATTGTCTGTGAAGGACGATAGGAGAAAGGAGAGTACTTCCAAGTTTCGGGCGGCGTTATCTTCAGTCATGGCTGATCTTCTTGTTCCACAACTCTATACATGGTGATCGTATTCTTCTTAATGACGGGCGTGATAAGGCCGGCTTCTTTTAGGGCAGAAATACGACGTTGAATTGTCCTGTGATTGCGCTCAAACTTCTTCACCACTTCGGTAATTGGGATTAGCACAAACTTCAGACCTTCGTATTCTGTGGCAATCTCCAGAAGGTAGTCGTGGATGTCCATTGCCAGGTCATCCATCAAGTCGGAGTGGGTAAAAGTTGGCCGTACCACGCTTACGCCTTAAATTAATACAACGTTGATTCTACGGGTACCTCACCCTGGTACAGAACTCAATTCAGAGAGGTGTTTTTTATACTTCGTGACACCATTTTTAGCGGTTTGTAGGTCCATCGTCCAACAGCCTTCCCACTCGTGAGCAGCACTGGGGAAGTAGTAGAGCGTATGGCCTGTATTGCCGTGCTTGAGGCTTTTGATCTCGTAATCGTCAAATAAAATGGGCTCCAAGATCTCAGACTTGGAACCCTTGTACTTAACCTGTTTACGGGTCTTCATTTTGAAGATGTAACTACTCGTCTAGCTTATCCGCCTCATCCTGAGACTTCAACCATTCTTGACGCTCAGCTTCTGTCTTCTGCAGTTCTTGTAGACGCTTTTGATACAGATTACCGATCCAACTCAACTCCTGCTCCTGCTGTTCTGCAGCTGCATGAATCAAGTTGTCCAGCTTCTCCTTATCCATCGACGACTTCCTCCGCGTCTACATCGATTTCTTGTTGGTCAGCCTTAATGAGGAGAAAAGAGCCATCGTCCTGCTCAATAAATTCAATATTATCCCCTTCACCCCAATCGAGGGCCTCCCACAACTCATCCGGGAGGGTGAGAACACCCTCCTCATCAACATATAAAGTCCAGGACTGACCTTCATTTAGCTGATTCATCTCGTCCACCAAAGTAGTTTTGTACTTCCTCCCGGAGCAGTGTTCGCATCTCAGCGAATAGATCGTCTTTGTCATAGCTGTACGCTGATGTGGGAAATGTAATGTCCTGGATGCCTTTTTTGTTTTTGTAAGTGCGGTCGGCATAGTAAGTGAGTTCACTGACGATGTCGTGCAGCTCTTTGACGCTGGGGCAGCGGAACTCTGCAATCATTGGCTCACTTTGAAACCCCTCTAGTGTGATCCGCATCAACTCAGCCATGATCAACACTTCCTTAGAGAAGACTTCACTGTACTCTTTGAAGTCTTTATACGCAGCTTCGTGCATGATCAGCCCCTCCCCTGACCACGGTTTGGCTTCTCGCTGTGTGCCTTGAAGGAACCGCGCTTACGCAGGCCGTGACCGATCGAAGTCCGCTTCTTAACGGATTCTTTGTGCAGGGTGCCCGTTAGGGATTTTTTGGCAGCCATCGAAAAGTACTGGCGACGCCTAGAGCATAGCCGGATTTCACCACTTGTCAATCCCTTCAGGCTTAACCATCTCTTTGTATTCGGTGCTACCAATCCAAAACTTGTTCTCGTTAGACTGAAAATTATGCTCACCACTCATGTCCAAGTTTGAGCTGATTGAGTTTCAGTTTGATCCTGATGATTTTTCTCTGTCTTTAGAGGACGAGTTTCAAATCACACGACTTGCTGCAGAGATCGATAAGACTGAATGCATCAACAGTGTTAAGGACGGAGCTAAGAAGCTTTTACAATTGGCTGTACACCGTCAAGCCGTTATCCGAAACTTGATCCGTCGCCTAGCCGATCTTGAATCTGGGGCCATTCGGAAGATGTACACCGAATAAAAAACCGCCCCCGAAGGAGCGGTCATACAACTCAGACCACCAACTCAATCGAGGGTGATCTCGCCAGTTTCTGTGTCCCTGGCACCGAACAGAGCCTTAGTACCGCGACCACCGTCGACAGGGGGAAGAGTGAAGTCGAGACCAGGCTTGATGGCATGGAATCCGATCTCCTTTTCACACTGCTTAAAGAAGTTGGCGGCATAAACGGTGGGCGGGCATGTCTCCCACACGCTCTCGACAAAATCGATGTCCTCAGCGGCTTTAGGGAAGAAGTCTTCTACGGTGTCTGCGGTCGGCACCACCCACTTCTCCGGATACGCAATCCAGCTCTTAGCCTTCTCACCGCCGTACAGTTGGGCGCCAAATGTCGGGGTGAAGATCGCGGCGGCAGCCTGCTTGGGGTCGAATCCAGCAGCAGATTTGAGACCCATACGATCAGCAAAGGCCGACTCGAGCTGTTCCATGAAGGTTGCGTACGCATCGCAGAACAGGTTTGATGCGCCACCGTGGATCGAGAGGATCAACGGTTTCTTATGCACGGCCACACCATCTGCGTCCACGAGGAACATCAGCATCAGACGACGACGCTTGTAAGGTGAGGGCTTACCAGGGTTAGCAGCCTCAAAATCGTCATACAGGAACGAGTCCCTGGGATAGATCCCATCGATGCCACCCTTTTCAGAGTTTTCGATGAAGGTGACGTCCTTACGGAAACCGCAGTGGAGGATGACCATACGCGGGGTCTTGAAGAAGATGCCCTCGTTTTTGTCACCATTGTTATAGGTGTGGATGTACTCCTCCGCTTTGGGGAACATCTTTGGAGTACCTGACCAACCAATACGGGCCAGTGCGGTATCCTTCAAAAAGAGGCCGCATTGAGATTTGTCGTTCAGAATCTGGGCGTTCACCAGCTCCCGCATTTCGCCTTGATATTTTTCTGTGTTTAGGTAACGGTCTAAAACGGACATTTCAGTCATTGCAACGGGTTTGAGCGCTTTGGGGCGCATCTAAAAGGATAGCCCCCTTCCACCGAAATGAAAGGGGGCGCCTTTACTGATTAGAATTGCTTATCAGATCAGAAGGGGATTTCGTCGTGCTCTAGGGAACTAGGGGAAAGGTCCTGCTGTTGCAGAGGTAGCTTCGGCACAGCAGCGGCAGCCTTGACAACGCTGGTGTCCCCAGCTTCTGCCTCGGTTTTCGGTTGGTTTTTGCCGAAGACAGAGTATTGTGACGCCCGTACCCGAACCTGGTAGGTGCCGCGTTGGGAGCCGTCCTGAGAAGTCCACGTGTTGTAGCGAAGGCTGCCTGTCAATGCCATTTGGCGACCGACATACAACAAGGTTTCCAACCGCTTGGCATCTTCACCCCAGCTTTCGATGCGGAAGCCCATCGAATCTTGCCAGGTGTGCCCCAGGAGCTGCTGGCTCGGGGCTTTGCACATCATGCTAAAAGCAAACAGCTCTTCAATTTTTTTCTCCTGGATAAAACCGACACCGCCTGCAAGATTTACTTGATTCAGGTTAAGGTCTTTCGAGACCACCTGCAGCGGCTGTGTTGGCACGATATACATCTTGTAGTCATTACGGTTCGGATACAGCCGACCGCTAACCAGAAGCTGACATCCTGGCGTGAACGCATCGAAGCTATCCCCTGCAGCCTTGTTAGGAACGAGGTAAAGGGGGACAGGGGCATTGTTTTTGCCGCCCGCTGGGATGGTCAGCTGCATGAAGCGGAGACCACTGTCGGTAAAAATTTCACCGACGTAGCTGGCGGAGGCGCTGATCAGGTTCATTCTTGGGGGGTTGGTTCTAGGACTTGGTAGAGGACGCCAGCCTCTGCGAGCAGTCTACTGGCTAGGAGGAAATTGTCGAGCCAGCGCTCGGGGACTTTTTTACCACCGAGCACGTATACTTCTTTGATCCCTGCATTAATCAGGACAGAAGCACACCTACTGCAAGGGCTAAATGTTACGTAAGCAGTGCAACCTTCTGTGCTGAGGCCATGAAGAGCTGCAGTTGTAACACTATTTACTTCTGCGTGGACTGTGATTTCGTACTTTTGTTCACGATCCAGGAGTCGGTTTAGGTCGTCACTGATGCCACGTGGAAATCCGTTATAGCCAACACTGAC